CATCTAGTCATCCGTCTCCGGGCTATCCGCGTATCATCGGGCCTCTAACAAGAGAATAATGCCTTAACTGGTATATTTTAGCAACACAAAAAAGAACACCGCCCCCTATGGAAAAGAGGACGGTGTTCGGGAGGGGTCTCGTGTATTGCTTATTTGTAAAGCTTGGCGAAGCCTTCGTCAACCTGTTTGACAAAAGCTGCATCGCGCCGAGTGTTATCCCAGTAGCGCGGGTCTTTCATCATAGACTCCAACTCAGCCTTATCCAACACTGTTGGGGCGGTAACTTCGCCACTAACAGATGTGTCAGACATTGCACCCATGAAATGCTCAAGGAGTTCAATGCCTCCGGCAGTTTCACCAAGACGCATAATCTCATCGTTCAATTCAGCAGGGACATTCTTTTGTGACCACAGTGCCACAGCTTCAATACGAGCCTCGGCATTATCACCCAGCTTGGCTGATTCAGCCTCAAGGTTGGGCTGGTCGGGCATCATACGAGCCAGACCTTCTTCAAACTCATCTTGTGAGAAACCATTCTCCCAAGCAAAGTTTGCCCACCAATCCACATTGGGATCATCCGCTAGTTCATCTGCACCCTCTGGGAGAGTGTAATCACCAGAAGATTCGGGGCGATTTGCAAAAGCCTCTTGCTCAATCTCACCCATAATAGACTCGCGCAACTCATCTTGCCCCTTACCTAGCTTGCTCTCTAGGGAGGTGTAAGAAGTTACCAAGTCTTCTGGCGACTTAAATTTTTCGGGAAGCCACTCAGGGCGGCTGTCTGCTACCTCAGTCGTTACGGCTTCAGGTGCTTCAGCTTGCGCTTCCACATTATCTGTTGCTTCACTCATTTACTTTCTACCTTTTCTGCATGGTTAATGCGCCGCTCAATCAGCGCAACGATAAAGCGTTGACCCTCCAAGTGACGGAGTTCGCCATCGCTAATGCCTCCACCAGCTACCGCGTCCAATGTAATAGAGCGGAGATAGCGAAGAACCTCTTTGCCTGCCGGAGTTCCGAGCAAGGCTTTAATATCCATCGAAATCTTTTCATCCTCTTTTTGTGGTCGAGGAAAACCATCTACTCCAATATGTGACATTTATACCACACCACCACCTTGTTGCTGCGCTTGCATCTGCGCCATAAGCTGTTGCATCTGTTGAATCTGTTCACGCTCGGCTTCGTCTCTGATTAGATTGTCAGGAACGCCAAACTTCTTAGCTAAGTAAACCGCAGTTTCTTCTGAGTCGATAAGCAAGTTGACCATCTCCGGCCCGAAGTTTGCACCGACTACTTCAAGGAATCTCGCAACAGTTGTGATGTCCTGATTAGATTGGGCTTGCGCCAAAGGAGATACACTCCGGATTTTTACTTCGCGACCATTAACTGTTGGGAGATCAATGCGACCCTGCTTACGCAGGATATAAACTACACGTTGCAGAATCGGCTGAACCATCTCTGCTTGCAAACGACCAAAGGCAGAACCAATGCGGCGGCTCAAGTCAGCCATGCGTTCTGCAATCTCGGTAGCCGTGGCGGGTGTTCGATTCGGATCGCCAAGCATGTCATTATACAATGCGCGCTTAATGTTCATCCGCATGTCGTTAAGAACAAGATTGGCAACATCAAAGCTTCCGGCTGCCGCAACAGGTTGTAACCCATTTGAGCCAGGTGCTTTAGGAATGACAGTCCCCGGCACAAGATTGATCGTATCGACATTGATAATCCCATCATCGTCCATTTGGTAAATGCCAGAGATAGCCATCTGTGCATTTTCCAATACAAGCTGAATTGTAAGGTTGGTTGTCTTGATTGCAGACAAAGCATTTACCAATGGACCGCGACCATATACTTCGCCAGCAGCTTTAGACCAACGGAAGCAAACAAAGGGGTTGCTGCCTACACCTTCAAAGGTATCTTCAAAGATTAACTCGCCATGAGTTTTATCAATGGCGTAGTAGCCGTAACGCTCTTGGTTGGGCTTGTCATACAAACGGCACACAACCTCAAGAACCTTACACTTCTCCTCACCATTGCGGTTAATCATATCCTGCATCTTGGGGGAAAGTTTTGCTTTGGGGTAAACAATCTTTATGTCGTTATGGCGAATTTCACGCTCACGATACACATGGTCGATGCGGTCATCCGGCCCGTTCTCAAGAACGACTTTGGGAAGGGGGATTGCGCTAAAGCGGATTGGATTTACTGCATCACCCTCTTCAACCAGCAAGCAGCCAGTTCCGACAGCCAAGTCCATAAATGACTCATGCACCTCTTGGGCAAAGTTACTGTTTGCAAGAATCTCGAAGATATACTCAGTGACTTCATCGAGGCTGTTGTTGATTTCATCGGCTTCTTCTGCGGGAACTTCCGAGCCAGCAACCAAGTCAGACCAACGAGCAAAGTTAGGAACAAGGCCAGACTGCAAACGTGATGCAAACTCTTGAACACCAACTACCGCAGTCTCGTCAAAGATGCGGTCATCACGGCGTTGACCCGGAGCGTTGAAGTAAAAGCCTTCGCGCTGGGGAAGAGCATAGTCGTAACACTCTTGAAAGAGATCTTCAAATGGAGTGCGTTGAGTTCGCGCAGTCTCATACTTCTTGATGTAATGTTTAGCTGTCTTGTCCATTATCCAAAATACCTTTGAAAGAATCCAGCACCACCAGCAGGGCTAGATATAAGAGAAGCTTTGCCGCGCTTACGAGTCATTCCCGCAACACGTTCTTCTACAGTGGATTTGCGTTTACGCTTAATAGCTTGAAGTTCGCCTTGCTTTTCAATGTCACTTCGCAAGCGACCCTTCAAATCCTCAACCTCAAGCTTTGCTTTTTGTGCAAGATCACGATACTTTTCGATGCTACCGCCGCCACCAATTCGCCGCAAAGCACCACCTAAACCTTTTTTCTTTTTCTTTAATGTGCGTTTGTATCTGGCTTCTGCTTGCTTGGCAGCTTTGGTCGCGCTTTCAAAATAACTAATTGTGCGTGGATCAACGCCAGCACCGCGCGCTTCGTCGAGCAATGAAGGTTTATTTTTTCTGTTAAGACTTGCAAACGCCATTATGCAAAATACCTTTGAAAGAAGCCAGCACCGCCACCTTGACTTGAAAGAAGTGACGCTTCGCCACGTTTGCGTGTTATACCAACAGTAGCTTGCTCTACCGCCTTTTCTCTGCGGCGACGAATCTCTTGGAACTCAGGTTGCTTTTGAACATCTGATTTAAGTTGCCCGCGCAAGTCAGCAGCAATAAGCCCAACAGTATTACCAATGTTTTTTAGCTTGCCGCCATACATTGCGCCAACCATTCCCGGCGCGCCAGACATTGAGCGTATTTTTAGTGCCTCATCCCTAGCTTTGTCAGACTGTTTTCTTAACGATTCAATAGTTCTTGGATCAACACCAGTAGCCGCAGCTTCGGCAAACGATGATTCTGGAATGGAGTATTTTTGAATAAAATCTACGTTTGCTTGGTAGGCTCTTTCTTGACGTTGTTTTGCTGTCAAACCGCTTCTTGATCGACTTTGCATACTTTGTCGAACAGGCTTGTAAAGGCTATCAGCAAGTTCTTTTGTTTTTGGATCTAGGCCAGCACCAAGATTATACTTCTGCATAAGGCTTTGCCTAGCTGCCTCTTTGCGCGCTGCATCTCCACCAGTAGGTCTGCCCATTACTTCATCCTATTCCAAAAACCTTGTTTCGCTTGCTTGGGTTTCCGTGTAAATATATCAAAGTCCCGCTTCATAGTAAATGGTTTAGCGGTCTTGTTATTTCCGAGGACTTCACGGCCTTCACCACCACCTAACATTAGATATTGTAACGCATCATGGATATGAGAAAACCTATTCTTATCGGGCTTATCGTCATAACGTTCGCCGGACACTTGCATACGCCGATACCCATAGCCACCATCAAAACCTTTGATCAACTCTTTGCATCGCGGATCTATTAAGATACCCGACTTGCCCTCAACCAAACGGTTAAGTGTGCCAGCCACAGCCTCAATACGAAGGGAAACATCGTTAGATTGTGCGGGACGCGCAGTAAGTCCAGCACCTCGAAGCACTTGGAAGGGAGTGCTTTCGTCTGTTTGCGCGCGGAAATCACCCGCAGGGTCACCAATGATATTTACTTCACACCCGCTATAACGTGTAGCAATCTCCTGCCGGAGTAACTCTGCAAATCGCACAATACCCATATCAAAAGCCACAATCTCTTGCAGTATTAGCCAACGACCACGGACACGCTGACCAAAGACAGCAGCAGGAGTAAGGCCAAAGTCAAGACCAATAAAGACCGGAACTCCAGCAGCGACAGGTATTTCTTCTTTAGCGATGTGTAAGTCTGGTGCAAACATTTGATATACTGGCTTCCCATCATTTATCTGTCCTAGCTTATTCATAACATAAACATCAATCCAGCTTTTAGTCTTACCCCTGATAAGGTTGGGGTAATAGCTTTTCATCATGTTCTTCTGGTTTTCTGCCTGCTTATTAGGCACATAGTCTTGGATAGAACCGTCCTTATCCTTCTCTTCTACCATTCCCGCAGGCTGTGTGTAGAAACTCCAGTTGTCTGGCTTCACCATCATACGCGCTTCATCAGCAGAGATATGGTCGGGGATAGGAACTTCGCCGGACATAATAGGCCACCAGTGGTCTTCCTCTGGGGCATTAGTATCAGCAATGACACCAGTCCAAGTCGGGCCGCCTTCTCGCATAGAGGGGAAACGACCA